ACTCCTTGGACAGCATGGTATTCCCGGCGTCGCGGGATCGCGCCGGTTTGACCCGCTCGCGCAATTCCGGACTCTCGTCGATCAGCGGATCGATTCGCTGCCGCGAGTTGCGTTTCGCCAGTTCCACAGTTGGCTGGACTGCGAGCATCGGCCCCGGCGCCTGGTGGATCGCGAACCCGATCCAGTTGTTTCCGGCCTCGGTCGCGCCGACCTGCGCGGCCTTCATAAACACGATCCGCTGTGTTGGATCGCCGGGCGACAGCCGGTCCATGATCTCACCCATGTAGGGCGTGCGGGCGGTACGATACCGACCCGGTTCTGCCGATGCGCGACCGGAGAGCATCCGGTGCCGGTCCGCCCATTCCGACACGGTCAGGTCTGGATCCGGCGTGAGGCCTGCGCCCCAGGCACGCAGGATCTCTGTCGCGCCGTCGAAATCAAAGGCATCATCACCGGAGATCAGGTTTGATCTCTGCAAGATCGTCGAGCTGGGCACGGACATGTTTCTCCAGAACCTTCTGCATAACCGCGGGCTCCACACCCAGATCCGCCGCCATCAACGCCGCCGACCGTGCAGGCCAGTTGACCCAAACGTCGCGTTCCTGCCGCGCCAGCCGAAACACCAGCGACAGAGCGCGGGCCCGGTCGATCAACTCGCCTTTCAGCTTCTGCAGCCGGAGGCGGCGTTCCTGCGCCTTCAGCACTTCGTTCGCTGTCTTTGCCTGCAGGAACGTGGTGCCGCTGCCGACAGGCGGGGCTGCCATTCCCTGTTCGCGCAGCGTTTCGCCTACGGCGGATACCGCCGCCTCCGGGACGGGTTTGAGCTTTGGCTGCGGCGTTTTGCGGGTCTTCGACGGATCCGTGGCTTGAGCGCGCAGGGCGTCGCTGGCCACCGCGTCGATGCTGCCATCGGCGTGCAGTACCAGCCGCCCCGTCGCCTTGGCCTTCTGGATTGCCCCGCGCGAGAGGCCAACGCGGGCGGCATACTGGCGCTCGCTCAGACCCTCCATTGTGCGCTCCGATTATCATTCAAACTCATGTGCTTATGTAGTTGATAAGCCTCCGAAGCAGAGCGAACGTTGTCTCAAGAAAACGATGCAACTCACCACGGAGCCGCCACGATGACCCGCCTGAACCCGATCACCACACCCCGCCACCAACTGCGCGCCGAGAAGGCTGCGCGGAACAAGGAGGCGGCCTTGAACGCCTTCATCGGCAAGAAAGCCCAAATCGACGAGATGCTCGCCCGCTTGGCAAGCCTCAGCGACGACCACTTCAACGCCCACCCCGACGAGATCAACTGGGGCCATGTCGGCACCCTTGAGCATTACGCCAACCTCCTGAAGCGCATCACCGACAGCGCCTTCAGCGAGGGCGAGCACGCGGAATGAAAGGAGCAAACACCATGGAAGCCAGCACCATCCGCATCGCCATTCGCAGCCTGAACGAGCCTTGGGACACCAGCCGAGTCCCCGTCGTCCTTGACGAGATCGCAGCATCGCTCCGCGAGGAAGCCGACATTCCCGCGCGCCTCACCGCCGACAGCATGACCATCGCCATCGACGTCGCCACCGACCAACTGCCCGCCGCCGCAGCGCTCTTGCACGAACTTGGGCTGATCTGACCTCGGGCGTACGCCCGAACTCCGGCCGCGCACTGCGCGGCTTGGGGTCGTAGAAGACCGCGACGGTCGCGGTCCGAACACGGAGACGACCCTATGACCAAACTTTCCGATACCCAGACGATCATCCTGTCCCGCGCAGCTCAGCACGAGGACCGCTTTGCCTTGCCACTGCCCGACAGCCTGCGCGGTGGAGCCGCCACCAAGGTGGTCGGCGCGATGCTCGCCAAGGGCTTCCTCGAAGAGGCCGAGGCCGACATGCGCAAGGGCGAGCCCGTCTGGCGCGAGACCGGCGACGGCCATGGCGTCACGCTGATCGCCACCGCCGCAGGCCTCGCCGCCATCGGCGTCGAGCCCGAGGACGCGAACACCGCGCCTGCGGGCGCGGCGGACGCGCCGACCGAGGAGCCCGCGCCCAAGGCGCGCACCCCGCGCGAGGGCACCAAGCAGGCAACGCTGATCGCCATGCTACGCGCGCCAGACGGCGCGACCATCGAGGAGATCAGAGCTGCGCTCAATTGGGCATCTCACACGGTCCGGGGCGCGATGTCCGGCGCGCTGAAGAAGAAGCTGGGCCTCGACGTCACCTCGGAGAAGGTCGAGGATCGGGGGCGCGTTTACAAACTCCCCGCCGCCTGACGCATCCATGCCCGGCAAAATGATGACCGCCGTCCCATTGGGGCGGCGGTTTTCCTCTCAGGGGACCGTCTTCCGAAACACGCTGTACTGAAAGCTCTGCCGGTTACCCTTCGGCGTGATGTGCATGTGTCGTCTGGCATCGATGGTCTCGAACTGGCCCGGCAGCAGGCGCGCGAGTTCCCGCGCCAGATCCTCCGGCGCGTAGCGCGCAATCGGCAACCCCGAGCACTTTTCGGGCCCGTCATCGGCGAAGGTTGCGATGATCGCGATCCCACCCGGACGGAGGGCCTCGGACATCGCGCGCGCGTAACCGGCGCGATCCTCGGCCCGGATCAGAAAGTGAAACACCGCGCGGTCGTGCCAGACCGCATAGTCCCGTTCAGGCACCCACGTCGCGATGTCCGCTTCGATCCATGTCACGTCGCTACCTTGCGGGCCGAGACGCCGCCTGCTGACAGCCAATGCAGCCCCGGAAAGATCAAGCACAGTGAGAGGGCCGAGACCCGCCTCGAGCAGCGCGTCCACGAGCCGCGACGCGCCAGCGCCGATGTCGATGAACGCTTCGCCGGGATGAAGATGGGTTCGGACGAGATAGAGCGACACTGACGGCGTCGCTTCGAACCATGTCAGTTCATCTTCCGAGCGCGCGCCGTAGACCTCGTCCCAGTGATCCTGTCCACCTGCCATCTTGGTCGCAACCTCCCCGTGAGTCCGAGCCTAATGCATCAATGTCATTGAGGACACCGAGATTGTAGTCTTGGAAGCCTCAAGATCTCCGTGCCCGGATCGTCTCGAACAGCCGCCGCAAGGCGAAGGAACGGGCGATGCTCACGAATGAGAAAATGGCGCCCATCTTCAGGTTCTGCGCCAGTGTCGTGTGGAGCCCGAAGATCGGGAAGATCAGGATCTGCGTCACGACCGCAACGCCGTAGCCGACGATCACGTTGGCGATGGACTCGACCAAGGACATGGCGCGCGACTGCTTCATGCGGCGGCGTCATCCATCGGCCAGCAGTTCAGCCGCGAGAGTTCGCAGCGCATGCGCCGCAACCAAGGGGACCACGCCGTTGCCACAGAGGCGAAGCCGGTCCACCCGGTGGGCCAGCCCATCAGCGCCTCGACAAACAGCGGGTTCAAGGTCCGGCGCACATCGGAGGTATCGCTCCCAACCATCGGCGTCACCAGGACCTGGCGGCCAAGCAGGCCATTCACCGGCGTGTTCGCCAATGTCGTCGCCCCATCCTTGTGATCCCGCGCCGTCGGCGTCATCCACATTCGGCTGGCATGGGTCAGATCGGCCGTCTTGCGGTTGCCGGAACTCGGCTTGCAGCCGTCGTTGGCCATCGGTGTTGGCCAGTCCCGCGCCATACCGTCCAGACCCTTCTCGTCTTTCCGCGCGCCGCCCCGGCTCCGGAAACTGTCGGTCTGCGGCGTGGGCCACATCGCGGCCATCGTCGCCAGGTTCATTCCATGCTTGCCCGCCTCCTGCGACGGCGTTGGTTTCGTCTGCCGGTTTTCGTTGGCGCTGGCCCTCGGCGTCGGCCAGAGCCGGAGCAGTTCCGTCCGATTGCCGCCACTCGACCGGGTTCCAGAGCAGGCGCGCGGGGTTGGCCAGTTTGTCGCCTTCGCGGATGGCGAGGATGAACAGCCGCTCGCGCTTGTGGGGCGCACCGACTTCCGCCGCAGTAAAGAGGCCTGCCGCAAGGCGGTAGCCCATACAGACCAGTCCGCTGGCGACTTCGGAGAAGCCGAGGCGGAGATGATGGGCGACATTCTCGAGGAACACGAACGGCGGCTCAACCTCGCCGATGATGCGGGCGACATGCGGCCAGAGGTGGCGTGGATCGTCCGCGCCACGCCGTTTGCCCGCGACGGAGAATGGCTGGCACGGATAGCCCGCAGTGACGATATCCACCGCGCCGCGCCACGGGCGGCCGTTGAAGGTTCCAACGTCGTCCCATACAGGCGCGCAATCCAAGGCCGCGTCTTCCATCCGCGCCACGAGAGTGGCTGCGGCGAAGGTTTCCCGCTCGACATGGCCCACAGTTCGATATCCGGGGATGGCGATGGTGAGCCCGAGATCAAGCCCACCGGCACCGGAACAGAGTGAGAGGCCGAACAGGCATGCGTCTTCGGTTCCGGAAGCGCGTCCGGAGGGATGTAAAGCCAGGTCATGCATGTCACGCGGCGGATTTGGGTTTGCGGGCGGGTTCTGGGTCGGCTTCGCTGTCGGGCGTATCCGTGTCCATGGGCACGGCATCCCCGTCGCCCAGCCGCTCAATCCTTACTTGCGTAAAAGTTCGACCGTCGCCGTCAAGGATCGCGTCGCGACCGGTTTCGGCCTGCCAACGTTCAGCGGCGACGTCGATGTATGCTGGGCTGATTTCCATCGCGAACACCCGCCGCCCGTTGGCTTCGCCGGCCATGATCTGCGAACCCGAACCACAGAACGGCTCATAGCAAAGCCCGCCCCGTGCCACATGCTGGCGCATCGGGATCCCGAACGCATCGAGCGGTTTCGGCGTCGGGTGGTCGGGCCGCTCATCTTTGGTGAAGCTCGGCAGAGCCCATGTGGACGGCAGGGTTTCCTCGGCCACCTTCGGCGGGCGGTTTGGGCGGCGCCAGCCCATGAAGCAGGGCTCGTGCTTCCAGAGGTAATGCGATCGGGTCAGGACGCCGCGGTCTTTCACCCAGATGATTTGCTGGTGGACGAAGGCCCCGGCTTTTTCCCAGCAAGCCTCCAGCATCGCCTGACGGCGCGAGGCGTGCCAGCAGTACCAGGCAGCGTCCTCGGTGATGGCCTCGGCCACGGCCGCTGCGATGAAGCCGTCGTAGAGCTCGGCCCCCTGCGAACTGTCGTCCCACGTTGTGCCGTAAGACGCCGACCAGTCCTTGTTCCGCGTCGGATGGTTCGAGCCGTCGTAATCCACCAGATACGGAGGGTCGGTCGCGAACAGGATGGCGCGCTCGCCGTTCATCAGGCGGCGCACATCGGTGGCGCTGGTGCTGTCACCGCAGAGCAACCGGTGATCTCCAAGGATCCAGATGTCGCCCGTTTGCGATGCCGGATTGCGCGGCGGCTCGGGAATGGTCACCGGTGGCACGGAGCCCCCGGCACCACCTTCGTCGCCATCCTCCTCCGGCATATAGGCCAGCAGCTTGTCCAACTCGCCATCTGAGAAGCCGACCAGCGACAGGTCGTAATCCTCGGCCAGCAGGTCGTTCAGTTC